CGAAGCTGGGATGATAGGCGTAGTGGGAGCAATGTTTGTCTACCTTGTTGTTTCTTTATCCAACAAATCTGCACAACAGCAGGAAACGTTAGAAAGCTTAAAAATAGAAAACAAAGGTCAGAGCGAAACTCTTCAAAATATGGAAGGGATGATTATTAAGCTTATTAATAGATGGAATCAGTCGGATGACAAATTAGATAGAAAATTTGATGCTTTAACTAAAGAAGTAAATGACTTGGACAACCAAGTATCACGAATAGACGGTAGCTTAAGTCGTATCAATGGAAAACACTAATGGGAAACCAGATACCGCCAGAAGTTATCGTGCTACTGTTCTTGATGATAATGCCATTGTTAGCATTAACCTTAAGTGGCTTGGTCAAATTGCGGTCCTTATCGGAATGTTGGTTTATGGTTATTGGCAGATTGAAGCAAGGATTAGACGACTTGAAGATAGCGTTCTTACTCAAACTGAACAAATTGGGAGCTTACTTGATAAACATATCGTGGAGGAACGGGTTAAACGAGAAGAATTGGCAGAAAAAGTAAAGTTTTATGAAAAAGAATTCAATATCAATCCTTTAAGTTGGAAAAAGAAGAAAAAATAATGGAATGGGTAATCAAAGCAATGTCCAATAAACAGCTTCCTAAAAAAGCGACAGCAAGTTATAAAATTTCAGAAGAAAAACAACTTTCGTATTGCGAATCTTGTCAACAGGTATGGGAAAAAACATGGGGAAGGAGCTATCTATTTTATCGTCATTTGCCGACCTATGGATTGCCAAGAAAAACTTGTAAATACTGTAAATAAGGAGAGTTCATGAATAATTTTGAAAAAGCAATGAAACTTGTAATTACAACTATTTTAGGAGAAAAAGAAGTGCGTCTTATCGACCTAAAAAAAGAATCCATTAAGGTAAAAAAGAAAAAATGAGCGAAACCCAAGAATCTATTATTCGTAGTCAAGCTCTTCTTATGATGTATAGAAATCAAGGAAAAGTTTATATTGCTAAACGAATACTAAAGCGATTCTTAAAATGCCTACGAAATGGCTAATATAAATACTCAAAACGTATCCAAAGCAGAAGAAGCGTATGTTTTAGCCAAAGAAGATATGCTCTCGTTTGGAAAGCTGTTTCTTGCAGATGATTTTATGCGTTCAGAGACTCCGTGGTTTCATTATGAAATTGCAGATGACATTATGAATCATAACAAAAAACAGTTAGCGATTATTATGCCTAGAGGACACGGAAAAACCGTATTGACCAAATGCGATTTGTTATGGTCCTTCTGTTTTGCAAAAAAAGATGATCCTTTGTTTTATGGTTGGGTATCTGCTACGCAAAAACTTGCAAGTGGGAATATGGACTATGTAAAGACCCATTTAGAGTTTAATGATAAGATAAAGTACTACTTTGGCAATCAAAAGGGACGCAAATGGACAGAAGAAGATATTGAACTTGCCAATGGTTGTAAACTGCTCTCGAAGTCCAATGTATCGGGTATTCGTGGAGGAGCGAAACTACATAAACGATACGATTTAATTATATTGGATGATTTTGAAGATGAGAATAATACACTTACTCCAGAAGCTCGAGCTAAAAACGGAAACCTTATCACTGCGGTTGTTTATCCTGCTTTGGAGCCTCATACTGGCAGGCTTCGTATTAACGGTACTCCTGTTCACTATGATTCTTTTATCAATAACTTAATTACCAATAGTGAGCAAGCCAAAAAAGAAGGTAAAAAGGATTTTGCTTGGGATGTGAAACTCTACAAAGCGATTGATGACAAAGGAAATTCTTTATGGCATAGTTGGTTTCCTAAAGAAAAATTAGAAGAAAAAAAGAAATTTTATCGTGATAGTGGTATGCCTCACAAATTCTATCAAGAATATATGATGCAAGTCCAAAGTGAAGAAGATTCAATCTTTAATTCACGACATATTAAATATTGGGAAGGGCATTACGAATGGAATGAAGATCATCAACTTGGATATATATGGCATGACGATCAATTAAAGCCTGTACAAACGTTTGTAGGAGTAGATCCTGCTACCGATGTTAATAGAAGAGGTTCAGATTACAGTGTTTTAATGGTAGTAGCAGTCGATATGAATAATTCGATTTATGTATTGGATTATATACGTCAAAGAGATTTAACCGTTATGTCTATTGTTGGGGAAGATAAAGCAGGTATCGTTGATTATATGTTTGATTACGCCCATAAATATCATCCTTTACTTCAAGTAGTAGAAGATACCACAATGTCTCGACCTATTTTTCAAGCATTACGCAGTGAGTCTATGAGAAGAAATGATTTTACTGTTAAGTGGAAAGAAGAAAAGCCAGGGAATCGTATGAGCAAACGAGATCGAATTCAAGAAGTGCTTCAACAACGATTTGCTATTGGTCAAATATATATGAAAAAAAACCATTACGATTTACATCACGAAATAGTTACATTTGGCAATCGCATGGCGCATGATGACACGATAGACGCCCTTGCCTATGCGTGCAAATACGCAACTCCTCCTCGTAGTCTCGTTAAAGAAAACGGTATTTACCGTAAGAATTCCAGGTCCCGTCCCAAGAATTGGGTATTGGCTTAATGGCTAAAAAAGAGGACAAACGAGCAAATAGAGTACGAAAGCTCTTTAATGCTATCAATGATTCTCGTAGACAAGATTGGGAAGTAATTAACCAAGAAGGTCATGATTTTTATCTGGACAACCAAATTTCAGAACAAGATGTAGAGGCTCTTCGTGAACAGGGAATGCCTACCTTTACCGTCAATAGAATTATCCCTGTTGTCGAAATGCTTAATTATTATGCTACGTCTAATACTCCTCGATGGCAGGCAGTAGGAACCGAAGCCTCCGATAGCGATGTAGCCGCAGTATTTTCAGATGTTGCTGACTATATT